TTTTACTTATGGCATCTGTAATTTTAGATGCACTTTCTGTTTTATTTGAATTATAATAAGCAATTGTTGAAAATTCCACATAAAGATATTTTAAATCTAATATTTCTGGAACAATTCCTGCAACTGTATACTTTCTTAAAGACGATTTAAGATTATCTTTAACAAAGTTTGGAACAAACTGACCATTTATTGGTTTAATAGTAATAAAAACTCTCCCATATTGTGGAGGATTTAAAACTTCTCCACCAAATACAGATACTGATTCAACTTCTGGATATATTTTTGGTATTAAAGCTTCATAATCCGATGCAGTAACTGCTCTATATTGAGATGCATATATTCTAGGAGCATAGTTTCTAATTGAATTTACGGTTTCAATTTCTTTTCCACCACTTGATGCGGAATTTGAAAGAACAATTGATATCCCACTAGTAACTATTGCATCATTATTTGTAAATAATCTTCCAGTATATCTAAAATCATTGATTCCATTTGTAGATTCACCATTGGATATTATGTAAGATACTTCTACAAAATTATTATTTTCTAACTTTTCTCCAAAAATACCATCCCCAAAAATAAGTTCATATCTCTCATCGGATACTTCTTGAATAAAGAATATTTTTGAATTTGAATTAACTTCAAAAATACTATCCGATAATGTAAATTTTCTTCCAAATGACCTGTTTTTTTCGTCTCTAACACTAACTCTTATAGTAGAAACATCTATTCCCGAATTTCCTAAAATAAATCGTTGCCCAGGAATTCTTGCATCGACAACAAAATTTTCAGTTATAAAAGTTCCTTCTACAATCTCTATGTTTTCAAATTTTGCAATATCATTAATTACAGGAACTGTAATATCGTCTAAAACTGAAAATACTCCTCCAGATGCTCCCGATTGACCTCTACTTGATCCAGATGCTGCAATTCCCCTTTTCAATGTAAGTGTAACGGGTCTAGGACCTGAAAAATTTTCAGTATCTACTTCAAAAGTTATATTTGCTCTTGATGAAGTTTTTGATCTTGGGACATATCCAATATTTCTTGCTAATGCAACAACATTTTCTCGTAGTGTCGCACTATCAATAAACACCTCATTTGCAATCATGTTTGCATTGAATGAGGTTATATACGTATTATAAGCTAAAACATCAACAATATTCGATAAAGTAGATCCTTCAAAATCATAATCAGTAAATTGACTATTAGATCTTAAATAATCTTTAATTGTTGTCTTGATTTGATTGAAATCAAGATTAGAAAAATTAACTAATCCCATTTATCGAATTGGTTGAAGTGCAAAATTTAACTCTTGTGGTGGAACATCTATTCCTACAATTTTATAAGTTATTGTAACGTTAAATTCTTGATTTTCAAAGTTAGCATCCACAACAACATTGTTTAATTTGACTCTTGGCTCATATAAAGAAATTGTAGTAGATATTTGGTCTTTTATATCAGATGCAGTTAAACTATCAAAGTTTTCAAATAAAGACCTTGTAATATCAGATCCCAGTCCAGGAGCAAATGGTCTTTCTCCTGGATATGTGGATACTAAATTGCGAACAGAACGCGCAATTGCAACTTCATTTCTAATAGAAAGAAGGTCTTTATTGATTGGATTTGCCTTAAATGTAAGGCTAGCATCTTTAAAGGATTTACTTGCGCGTTCTAATGGCATTTAAATTAGATTAACCTTTGGTTATTTATTCAACTTTTAAACAAATCATCCAAAAATAGGTTCTGTTCCATATTCCCAATCATCATAATCTTCATCATTACGAATTTTTTCATGAATTTCGTTCTGAGTTTTGAATTTATTCAAATTTTTTCGATTTTTTTCATGATCAACCTCTCTTAGAAGTTGATTTTCTTGATAATCAGTGATTAATTTCGTGGTTCCCCACATTTCTCTCATGTAATTTTGATCTCGATCCGATTGTTTGCCCATTTTTGCTCCTGATTGATGAAATCAGAACTTTTTAAGGGGTTTCTATCCCTTGATCGAGCAAATTTATGTCCTCTTCCAAGATTTCCTTCAAATAATCGTTAGACCAGTAGTTGTAATAGTTGGTTTTTGTCAAAATTTCACGAAATTTTCTTAATTTTTCTCTTGGTTGAGCTAAAATAAGGTTATACTTGCCATTATTTGATTGAATGCCATTAATATAAGTGTCATAGGAAGCACAATCTTCAAAAAACTTCCATTCTGAATACCTCTTATTATATATTTCTACCCACTTTTGCACTTCATCAAGGTTAAACTCATTTTCTACAACATAAATGAGTACTTCATAACCTTCAATTGGTATAATCTCACATGCTTTACACTCAATAATATCATATTTTGATTTTTTTGCAAAGGGACAAATAGCAAATCCCCCAAGATCTGGTCTTAATTCAGAAACATGCTGAATCCACTGTAAAATATCGTTTCTTATAGTCATAGAGAGACATTGGGGTATAGAGATATTTAATAGAGAGTAACGCGTAGCGGTGCTTTATATTCATAAGAATTCATAAAGACACAAAAAAACAGGGGTTGCCCCCTGTAACTTTGTAATTATTTTCCTTGTCCCCTATATTTTTTCCTTGCCCCATTTCTACTGGATGCAGCATACTTGGTATTTTTCCCTGAACCCTGTCGGGATTTTTTGGGTGTAGATTCTAGGAATGCTGTACCGATTAGTGATTTTTTAATAGCAGCCATTAGTCAATTGCCTCCAATTCAAGAAATTCTGGATCAAACTCTCCTTCATTATAAAACTTTTCTGCCAGTTCGTCAAGGACTTCTGTAGATTGTTCATAGGAAAGGTCTTTGTGAATAATTCGACCCTTATACAGAATATTAAACTTACTCATAAGATATCAGATTACACGAATTTTTTCATGTCCAACACGAATACGTGGATCACACCAGATTTCAAATCCAACTTCTTTTGCATCGAGACAGAATGAAACATCTTCTCCGCACATATCTTGTACTGCACCAGATTCAAATACTTGCATCTTAGGAGCAAACCAAGGATACTTCATTTCCTCATGCTCAAATACACCGTTCTTAATCATCACCCAACCAAATCCAGTGTAATCAACAGTGAATGGCTTCTTACGCTTTGTAATACCATCAACCATCTCATGATTCATAACTCCTCCGTTATTACGGAAGTCATCTTCATCCAACCAATGAGCAACAGAGGTGGTGCGACCATCTTCTGTACAATACCAACCAGCTGCAATGGGGTGATCCTTTTCAGGATTCACTTTCAATGATTTGGAGAACACATTTCCATTCTGATCGAGTTTTTCTTCAAAAACTACAACCTGATTTCCATCTTCATCGGTTTCATATACAACTGCATCATCGGGGAATGCAAGGTCGCAAAGTTGCCAGAATTTCTCAGTGTTGAATACAATGTCACTGTCAATCCAAAGTTGGTAATCATAAGGAAGTCGTCCATCCCAGGGAATTTGATCAGGTCCTCGGAGAACATTTGCACCTAAACACTTGCAACGTGCAAAGTTTACCATTGATGAGTAATCTTGAGAGATCTGAATACTCATGCCATTTTGTACAAGATCAAATGACAGTTGCACAAAAGATTTGAGAAATTGGAACGAGCATCCTCTGCCAGGCAAGCAGAAAACAATCGTCTTTCCTCTCATGCGCTCTTTGATTCTGTCATAATTCCATTCTGGTCCATTATCAACCTGTGGGGGTTTTGCCTTTACCGTAAATCCTTTTGCCATAATAGTATCAATGTTCAGTTAAAATTTTAAAGTATTTTGATATAACAGTCAAGTCAATGAGAAGATTCTAATACTATTTTCTTATTGACTACGAGTTCCTCATAAGATAGATCAGTGACTTCATAATTACCTCCTAGTAATTCTGTGAGGTACTTTAATGTATCCCAATTTTTTTGAAATTCTTCTTCGGGCAAACTATGATATACACACTTACCTTTTAAGTAGATATGATAGATCTTCGTTTCACTCATGAATCTTATTCGGTCTCTCACTGGGTTATTTATGAGGGGGTCTGGGGGAATTTTTTACCCTCGGGGATTTTTTTATGACCTCGGAAATTTTTTATGAGAATGAGATATATCGACCCATTTTGAAGATTTGTAGGTTAGAAGGACCCATCAATTTTAGCTACGGTCGAACCCCGTAACGGTCGGCACCGATAAGGACTGCTTATGGATCACGAAGGACCGATAAGGACTGCTGATCGATCACGAATGCTTATCAGTGCTTCGGCATACCCATAAGAACTGCTGATGTATCACGAAGGGGGCAATGTGTGCCCCCTAAGTATACCTAACTCACACCTCTTCAATACGTGTCATGTTGCCATCCTTCTTTGCTTTGTCGATGAACCCACCGAGGGAAATACCTTTGAGATCATCATAAGAAATGATGTCGGCAAGTTCAATACAAAACTCAGGATTGCTGTCGAAACCATAGGCACGTTCGGTGTTGCTATGGTAGGTCACTTCGATGTAACCTTCGTGCTCAATGTGCAGTTTGTGGATTGCACTCGACTCCTCACGGGTGAAGGTGCGGAAGACGGGAGTGAGGGTGCTCATGATGTGGTGTGCGGTTGACTTGTTAATTGTACCATGGGGAGGGGGGATCTGTGAATCCCCCCATAAGGGTCAGGGTTCCAGGATGATCTGGGAGAACGAACCCTTGCCGTGGGTTGCCTCGCACCATGCCTCGGCAGCAGCCTCCATCTCCTCGATCCACTCATCCTCAGTGCCGATGGCAAGGGTCTCAGCACTCACCTGGAGATCGACGTTTGCGACCCCGTTGGGGATCCAGTGTCGGGCATCGGTGGGGAGGAAGAACTCGACGCAGACGTTGACGGTGGTGGTTTCCATGGGGTGTTCCCTTGGTTGACTCTGTAATTGTAGCATCCTGGAAGGGGGGATCGTGGATGATCCCCCGATTGTTCACAAATCAGAACATCGTGGCAACGATGCGGTCCCGTTTGCGGATGGCATCGGTGCGGATGAACCACAGATCCCGTTTGCCCGTCTTCTCATTGCGGGTGGAACCCAGGATCTCCTGCCGTTCCATTTGGCAGAGCACTGC